CGTTGCAGGCTTGACACATCATGAATACGGCTACTGCCTAACGTGCGACGAATAACAGCGTTCGCAAAGTCTAGTGCTTCCTGCTCTGTCTTGCCTTCGTTGATTTTCTTCATGTATGCTTCTGCAAATATCGGCTTTGCAGTCATCATGTCAGTGTAGCCTAAAAGCAATGCGCCATATTTCAGCGTCTTTTTCTCAATCGGGTCAAGGTCAGAACGCTTCTGAATATCCCTTAACGTAATGTCTGGCGCTTGCGAACGCTCACGCATAAAAGCGCTTTTTGCACAAATAGCGTCTACTTCTGCTCTGCCTTCACCTGTAAAGCTGCGAAGTAAAGCTCTGAAAGTGTCGACATGAGTAAAGCCTTCTGTGCTATTACCATAAAGAAATATGTTAGTAGTGTTCTGCATTGCCGCTTTAAAGTTAAACATAATAACCATATTCATTGTGGCATTACGTAAAGCGTTGGCAATCTTTGTAAATGTCTTTTCTGCCATGTACGCTGTCTTATTGCCGTATGGGTTAGCGCAAGCCTGCAAAAACTCTCTAAAAAGTCTTACGTTTGTATCGCCTAAACGCTCAACCATGTTGCGGTAAATATCCTCATCGTTCAGTATCTTTCTGAAATCAAGCATTGTTTCACGATAACAAATATCGTGAATAGTGCTTTTTACCGCCGTAACCTCACTGCCACGCGATAAGTCCACGGGATATTTGCCGCCGATACGCGCTTTGCTGGAACCCGTATTAGTAGCCAAAGTCCGCTGCGGCGGTCTGCTGCCTTCTTCGGTACTGTCGATTCTGTCGAATTTACCGGGCATACTGCCGGTGCGTGTATCACGTTCCAATGGGAAGTAGCCACCGTCAAATACCACGCTTTCACCGCTTGCAAGCTTCATAACCAACGGCGACGCTTCAATCTTCGGCGGCTCAAAGCCTTTTGTTCTGCGGTTAACTTCTGCCAGCATGGGCCAGAATTTACTTGCCGCATTGATACGTGCCTGCGCATAGGCAATATCTGCTTTAGTCAGATGCTTACACAAAAACTCTATAAGGTTTTGTTTGGTTTGTAGCATCGCTTCTTCTCTGCCGATAAGCTCCGATTCTTCCACCCATATATCAGAATTTTTTACGCCTACCGGTTTTTGTGAACACAGCCTTGCGGCGTTACTATCGCTGCCCAGGTTGCACAGCATAGCAATCAAAGCATGCTTATCTGCACTGCCGCCAAGCTCTTCGTAGTAAATTCTCTGATTGTGTGCAATGCCTGTTTTCTTGTCCGGTTCCCATTTCTGCAAAGCATCTATAAGCTCGTTCTGGTAACTTTCAAGCATCGTGCTTTCCATATCTGCACAATGGTTGATTTTGTTATAAAACTCCCTAGTAAAATAACCTTCTTCCGTCCAATTATCCATCATCAAGAAAAAGTTATCAGCGTTACGCAGTGTAGCTATGATATTTTTAGGCCAGTCAATAATTCGCTTACGCAGGCTCTTTTTGCTGTCGCTGCCAATCTCCGCCTCATATTCTACCGGCAATTCTTGCAGGTGCGCTATCGTGTCAGCCTTAACCTGTTCAAAGGCTTTACCGGCAGCAATTTTATTCATCTTCGTATCTTGCTTTGCAATAGCACGAATGTTTTTCAGTGCGTCGATAACGTCCATATAGTTTGCAAGGCTAAGTTGCGGCGCGTTGGTCAAATCATTATTCGGGTTCAAAACAAACTCCGGCATAGAAATAATTTCGTCACCGTACTTTGCCTGCATCTCTGTAATGTAATCGCTAAGCGGCTGCACTTCTCTGCCGTTGGTGTTAAAGTCCTTGCGGTGATAGCCCATACGCTCCAGCAATGCGCACATTTGGAAGAAGTGCTGCTCTGTTCCCCATACTTCTTTCTTGCTGTGCATCTGCTTTTTGACGTACTTTCTTGCGCTTTCAATCTGATGTTTGGCCTTGACTGCTTCACGATACAAAGCGTGATTAATCATCTGCTGTTGCTTATACATAGCCGCTTCTTCCAAAAGGCCAGCTTTCGCAGCCTTGTTTGCATTAGCCGCCGCTCTGCGTTCTGCCATAGCAAATCTTCTCGGCTTCATAACTTCGCCTGCTGGCAAAGTCTGAATATAGCGTTTAGCAAAATTGTCTGCGTTCTGCTTCCGCACTTTAGCAATATTCTCACGCTCTTTTTGCTTAATATCCTTGTCGCTTATTTCGTTGAGTGCCTCATCAATAAGCTGTTGTTCAAGTGCAACCACTTCGCCGCTTTCGTCATTGTAGAGTGCTTCCCTTGCCGCCTCTCTTGCCTGTTCACGCTCCTGCATGAAGTCGGGGAATCTGCGGTTCACAGCCTTGTCAATCTCTTGACGCACCATAGCTCTTTCACTCGGCGAAGTCAAAATATCCTGCGCCATAGCATCGCCGCTGTCATAGCCTAAGCTGTCAGCCACCCAGTCAAACAGTTCTCTCTGCTCGTTAGACAAGGCACGCTTTTTGCTCATCTCCACAAGGTCGACTTTATCCGGATTAGTTTCAAGCTCATGCTTCAAGGCTTTAAGCTCGTTAAGCTCCGTAAGTTGTTCACCCTCTACCAACGTTTCGGCAATCTCTTTCAAGCCTTCTTCGCTTTTGAGCTTTGCTCTGTCACCGCCGTTGCGAACGTAGTTTCTCGCCCAGTTATCCTGCACGTCGCTACCCTCATTCTCATTGACGGTATAACCTTCGACAATCTCTCTTGCCATTTCATAGCCGCTGGCATAGCCGTTTTCCTCTGCTATCTGGTCAAAGAGTTCTTTTTGCTCCTGCGATAATTGATTGCGCTTACTTTCTTTTACCAGGTCGACACCTTCGGGGTCTGTTTCAAGTCTATGTTTCAAGGCTTGCAGTCTGTCCAGCTCATCTACAATATGCTTAAAGTCTGCCTTAATTTCAGCGTCGCCATAATCTAAACCGGTGCTACGCAAATCGTAGTAATCCGCTATATCTTCGCCTCTTGCAATCTTTTCAGCAATTCTTCTGCGTCCTTTTTTACTGGTCAAGTCGCTTACGCTGCCGCCGTAGTCATGAACGTATCTTGATACCCAGTTGACATTACGAATACTGTCACCTGCTTCATGGAATACAAGGCCTTCAATATCCGCTTGCTCTAAAGCTCGCTTAGTCCAATGACGTTTTCCGTCCTTGCCTATCTCACCAAAATCAACCAAGACTGCGCTTTGGTCCGGTATGCCTGCAAAGTCATTTGCATACTTGCCTTCTGTTCTATTGGTTGCGGCAAAGTAGCCCCACTTACCATTGATGAAAAACGCACGCTCACTCTTGACTGTATCTTGATATTCCGCAAGCTCACTTTCTATTCTGTCAGCAATAGGATTCAAAATATCATCAATAGCTCCGTTTGTATCTTTTAACAGTTCGTTATAGTTTATACGCTCATTACCATAAATATATTTTCTTGCAAGCCTACGCGGATTAGCTTCGATTGTTTCCCATTCGTTGATTTTTTGCTTGAAGTTAGCATGAGCCATGCCGTTTGCATCAACCACAAAAGACGGATTGACAACTGTTTTTTGACGCGCCTTGCTGAATGCCGCAACGAGCATATCTTCGGCGTTGGCAACACGCTCTTTAGAAAGTGCGCCGTATGTGTCGACTTCCGCTTGAAGATACTCAACTATCGGATTGAGTATATCGTCAATGCTGGCGTTGGTATCGTTCAGCATATCATTATAGTTTGGCAGGACGTTTCCTAAAACGTGCCTGTATTTTCTTGCTATAATCGCAGGATTAGCGAGTTTTGATTCTTGCCCGAATTCCTGCCCGACTTGCACTCTTGCACGATTGACAAGCTCACGTGCTACCGCTTCTTCAATCTGCGGCCGTATTTCTTCGACGAACGCTGCCTTTTCAGCTCTGCGCTTTGCACTGAAATCAGCCATAGCACGCCTTGTAAGAATATCCACGGCCTTGTCTTTAGCCTTCAAGATTTTATCTTGAAGTGCTTTTTTATTTTGTTCGGATAGCGTGGATGTGATATTGTCGGGTAAAGCGCCAAACATACCTTCCATGCGTGCCATAACTTCGATTTCTTCGCGGCAAGCCAGCATCCTGTCAAACACTTGCCGTACTTCCGGTGTCAGCTCTGCCGCATTTTCGCTTCTTGCTATCTTGCTATAAATAACTGATAACCAATTAGCGAACCTTTGGAACGCTCCACGCAGTCCCACGCTAGGCGCTTTGCCTTCCATGATATAAGTTTCAAAGGCTTCTGCTAATTTTTCATGTGCAGCTCTCTTTGCTTCAACGTCGCCGCTTGCCCATACATCAGCTTCAATACCTGCGTACTCCATGAGCTTTTTCGCATCAGCGTTTAGTCTTGTGTTGCTGGGGTCTGCCAATGCTTCGTTAATCATGGTTTCCACAAAGTAGTGTCCTGTTTCGTGGATAACTGTACTTGCATCTGCGCCCTTAAAAAGCGTGATAACATAAGTACCATCATCCATTGGGGAAATCATGCCTTTATCTTTCAGTGTACCATTGACAATTTTTTGTTGCTTGTAATTATCTGCTTTTTGTGATACACTATCAGCAAAAGAGGACGTTTTGTTTGAGATACTGGGCTGAGCCTTGAATTGCTCGGAACCCGAGGGCTTGAACGCGTCCTCTATTTTTTTATACTCACTTTCGTTAAAAACATTATGATTATAATATGATAATGATTTATCATTATGTTCTCTTACTGTAACAACTACATAACTTTTTTTACCATTAACATTCAGTGCAGAATGAATATAATAAAAATTCTCGTCTGAATGTTTTTCTTTTTGCGGCGCAGATTCTGTAACGAAATTACCATTCTCCATAATTTCACGTAAATAGCGCAATGCAAAAAGTTTTTCTTTTTTAGCGGAAGTGTGTTCCATTTTCTTTCTGCCACTTGTGCCAAATTTAATATTATTTTCTTGATACCCTTTATCTATTCTAATATCACCCAATACACCATTATGAACGCTCGTGCCTTGCAAGTTGTCCCTATACCATGCAAAAGCCTTTTTCTGCAAGCTCTTCAAATCTGAATAGTGTCCCATCTCATTTCCGGTAATATTAGTAGTATAGAATTGCTCTTTTTTAAGCACTCCTCCCTTGCTAAACCAGCCATTCTTTTGTTTAGCTTTGCCGCCATCTTCAAAGCGCAGCTTATTCTTTTGCAGCCATGCAGCAGGATTTTCGGGGTCTGCAATAAGTGCGCGGCTCTCCAGCACTAAGCGCAAATTGCCGGCATGAGATTTATTCATACCTGCTTTAGTAGCGCTGCCAACAATAGCGTCAAGTTCTATGTCAAGCTCCGCGCTTGCCTGCCTGGTTAAGTTATAGCCTTCTCGCAGTTCTTTGCGTGTCTTTGCGCCGCCGTCCGACAATTCGCCGTTGCTGTCAAAATACATATTGTCTTTCGTAGCTTCAAACAGTGCATTGTCCTTAGCCATTGCCGCCGTAAACTTGCCACGGCTAATATCAATATCCTGCCCCAGCTCCGCCGCAGTTGCCACTTCTTCCGCCGTCACACCTAACTCCTCAAAAAGTTTATTGTTGTTGCTAATCTGCTTATAGCCTTCCAAGTCTTGCGCCGATACAGTAACAGTATCGTCCTCAAAGTTAGGATTATTCGCTTCAATTTCAGCCGCCGCACGTTCCGGATTAATGCCTGTTTCTTTGATTCGTTCAGCATCTGCTACTAACTTTGCCTTGCGTTCTTCGTTGGCTTTCAAAGCGACGTGCTCAACAACGCTGTCAACTGCAACCTTTGCACCGCTTGCAGTACCACCAAGGATAGCACCGACAAGGCCGCTATATCCCGCTTCCTTCAAGTTCTGCTGCCAGTTCTCGCCCCATTTCTCCGCAAGTTTGGCAGTGCTTGCGCCGGGGTTCTTTGCCCATAAGTCCGTAGCTTGCTCCGGGAATTCCTGCAATGCTTCGGTAACACCTTCTTCAAGGCCACGTTTGGTAACTTCCCATATCTTAGCTTTCAGTCCGCTACCGGCAGGCATCTTTTTAAGCAGTCTGCCAAGTGGCAGTTCCTCTAATACCGCTTGCGGAATTGCGTTCATCAAGCCTGCCTCTGCTGCTCTGCTTGCGCTTACGCCCTCTTTGCGCAGTCGCAGGTATTGTTCGCCGCTGATGTTTGCACCATTGTAAAGCATACTGATAGCGTGTACAGTTTTTGCACCTGCACCGGCAGCGCCTACACCTTTAGTCAGTGCAAACTGTACTAAAAGCTGAATACCGTTTTCGGCCAAATCATAACCAAGTTGCCCAGCCGCCGTATCAGCCTTAACTTCTTCGCGCTTCAAAATCTCATCGGTGACATAGCCTAAAGCCTTGCTGATGTTCTCTGATTGGTCATACTCTTTAACAACATTCTTGTCACCCTTATGAGCTTCAATATTAGAATCAATCGCCGCTTTAGCCGCGCCGAATAAGCCACGCACCGAACCTTTAAGGCCGTTCATCACGGCAGTGCCTATGCCTGGTTTATCATCGTTGATAATACTACTAGTATCAATCGTCGGTGAGCTATTGCTCTGTACTGCCTGCGAAAACTTATTGTACTCATCGTCGCTCATTTTTTGCAGGTCATAATAGCCTAGAGTTTCAGCAGGTGACAAGCCGCTGTCAATATCAGCAATAAAGCCATAATTAGCATATTCCTTTTTTGCCTTTAATCTGCGGTCGAATTCGTCTAAAGGTTCATTAGCCATTTAGTAATCTCCTTTCAGTAACTTTGCCAGATATGCACCGTTTATTTTGCCCGATGTGCCATCTAACCATTTAACATCGTACCAATCATCGCCCGTTTTAGTTACGCTTGCGATACCACGTGCAATTAAATCTGCGTCACTTGCTTTTATATCTTCTGTACTGTCAAACCAGAATGAATGTTTTTCGGTAACATAGCTGCCGTAAACCTTAGTTGTTACGCAGTTTTGCAAGGCTTCCAACAGCTCCGTTTCACCCGGATTCATGCCGTGATTTTTTGCGCGATAAGCGCGCACCCATTGCCGCCCGTAGTTTTGGATTTTTTTCTTATACAGAGCATCGGCATTTTTGCCTGCGACTTGTTGTACAAGACCTTCCATATCAAAAGCAAATTCGCCTGTCCCGTTATACCAATCGTTGTATATTTTTTCTAACTTCCCGCGCTGTGCAGACGATGCACCTTTGTTAGCAGCGTATGCTAAAAATTGGTCGATGCTAGCAAACTTGCCTTCTTGCAGCATATCTTCCAGTACGCCTATTGCATCATCATCAAGTTTTCCGTTACTGCTTCCACCGCTACCGCTGCTTCCACTTCTGCCTTGCGGTCCGTATATCGCCGTCACCGCATTACGGTATGTTACGTACTTGTCGGGGTCACTGCCTGCCTGGTTAGTAGCCCACGCCATAGCATCACTATAGCTTGTGCCGTTATTAAACATACTAAATATCTCATTCTTTATTCCTTCAAAAAGTTTGTTCTTTTTGTAAGTTTCTATTCTGTCATGGTCTGCCTTAATAGTGCGGTACTGCTTCATAATACGGTCTTGCTCATCCTGGCTCATGTTGTGAGTGCTGCGCACGTTTCCTGCCCTATTGGTAACACTCTCTGCGTATTCTTTGATACTAGGCTCATTCCCATGCTGCGGCGTATCCCAAGTGTTTCCCCATACGTCCGTTGTTTTACCACTTACCCAGCGTTGTGCATTAGTTTCTCCGCTATACCATGCTACCGCCGCACCTGCTGCACCGTATTTATCATAGTATTGTTTTAACTTAAAGCGTGCTACAATCTCTTGATTTTCCGGTGTCATTTCTGCACCTGCTGGCAAGCCTGCTTCTTGGCTCCAGCTAGGCCAGTTACTAGGCAAAATCTGATACTTGCCGCTTGCGCCTGTACGGCCATTCTTGGCGTTATAATTGCCGCCGCTCTCTTGAATACCGAAAGAAGTTAGCAAATTCTCAAAATCATTACCGCTTTCGCTGCCACTAAATCCTTTCATGCCTTCAAGTTCTTTGCGTACCGCTTCTTCATTGTCGCCATATTTAGCATACAAATCTTTAGCGGTATTTCTTTCAAAAGCGCTGCTCTCTTTATCGTATGCCACCTTCTCAAAAGCAGCTCTCTGATTAGCAGTCAGATAACTACCGTACTTATCCATGATGTTACGCATAGTGCCATAATCTTCGTTGGTGATACTTGCGCCGACGGCACTCGCTACCACCTGCCCAATGTTGGCTCTGCTCTTAGATTCGATAAACTCTGCGCCACGCTTGCCATATATAGCGCTTGTTAGTAACTGTGTACGGATAATCTCATCTTGCAGCGCCTGCGGATTGTTCCAGTTCTTCTGTACAAACTCGCAGGAGTTCTGAATATTATTGTCATAGCGTAAATCAGTGACTGCTTCTTTCTGCTTCTGCTCGTATTGGTCGACAGTCTGGAAGCCTTGCTGTGCACTCTGATACATTAAATGGTCAAGTGCAAGCTGATTTTTTTTGCTATGCAATTTAGTGTTGCTTAATACATCCTGCCTTGCCTTATTTATTTGCTCTGTGTAGCTTGCGCCTGCTCCGGCAGTGCCTTCTAGCTTTGTATTCATAAGGCCGCTTTCATCATTGTACATGATGTTATAGCGGCTCTTATTGAATATATCCATAGCATTAAGAATGGACTGTTTGTCCTCATCTTCCTGCTGTGCTTCTACTGCTACCGCCCATTTGTTGGCGGCACCGGCAATAGCGGCAAGTCCTTTGCCGCCGCTGCCATAAGCGTTAAGGTCACTCGATACCTTGACAGTCGCACCGCCGCCGGTACCTAAATTGACGCTGCCTTGATAGCCTGCAATCTTCATACTGTGCCTCCCCTACCAGCTCCATTTAGTAAAGCCTGTATTATCCATGAACGGGTTATTCTTCTTTGCCTGGTTGTAAAGATTGAAGCCGTTCATATTGCTAGCAGGAAGATTGAAATCACTGTTAGCATCGTACCAATCGTCACTGCTTACCGTAGTTGTTCCCTTGCTGCCGCCAATCATACCTTTAGAGTAAGCGTTCGCCGCCGCACCTACAAGCGTACTAAACATCTGCATTTTGCCGTTGGCTTTAGCGTTCTTTGCCGCCGCATTATATGCGCTTGCTTGGTTGCGGTAATTGACTTCGTTTACATAAGTGCTCCACGCATCATTACGCTGATTCTGCAACAGATTCATACTGTCTTTTCTGTAAGCATCCTCACTGCTTGAAAGAATATCGCTGACACTGCCGCTGTCGGTTAGGCCGCTACTGCCTGCCGCCGCCAGCGCCTGTCCTCTTGCAAGCCTCATTCTATCGTTAAGTTGGCTCTGCTTCTGCGCATACGCTTCTGCCTGCTGCTCACGTTGGCGGCTCATAATAGCCGCGTTCTGCTGTGCAGCCTGCGCCTGCGCTTTATATGCCTGCTCCTGCTGTTTGGCCTGCTGATGTTGGCCGCTTAACTGCATAACAGTTTGCAGGCCCATTAAAACACTAAGTGCACCCATTACGTTCACTCCCCTCTATATGGAATATAAAACTGATAAAACTTTTTGCCGTCCCAACCTATTTTAGGTTCTGCCAGAAATATCGCTCCCAAGTGTTTTAAATAGTTAATGCTTGTGCGGTTCTTCTCATAGACAATATTGTGCAGCAGTCCATGCTGCCGCGCCCATTCATTTAATACTCTTTTGGCTTCCTTGAAAAGCAGGCTCTTTGTATAACCATTATAAAGTTCGTTCGTACCTACCATCCAAATTCCGCGTCCCGGTGCGCCCCATTCCATAGTACCTTTGCCGAATATCGCAAGCAGTTTGCCGTCCTCACCACGGTACACCCTTGTTTCTTCGTCAAGCTTGATACTACCGATAAGCACAAATACCGGGTCACTGCTTGCTTCCAAATCTTCCTTATCGTGCGGCCGTATATCTTGCATAAGTTCTTCAATCAACGGCACAACATTTTCTTTTGACTTATTATCAAGTATTTCAACTGTCCACTTCTTAGCCACCGAAAGACACCTCCCGCACTACCGCCAGCAAGTTAAAAGGATATGGCTCATCCGTAACGATAATCACTCTGCCTTCGTTATTAAAGCCGCCAATAGGCAAAGTCATATACTTGTCGCCGGTAAATAATTTAATATCGCTCACTGCGTTCTGTTCGTCAAAGTTCATCAAGTCTATAGTATTTATATCCGGACCGACCATACCGCCAAGAGAATTACTTAAGCGCAGGATGCAATTACTAATCTGCTTTTTGCGTCCTTGCATAGTGCCGTCGCCCGTCCTAATTTCGACGTTTGGCAGTTCCACGATACTTCTATAGGGCAAGCCAATAAAAGCGTGTTGTACGGCTGCTGGGAGCGTCACAGTGCCGTCTTGACTTACTGTCAGTCCACTATACATTCTTCCGTCACCGATAACAGTAACTTTTTCGCCTGTCAGCTCTGCTGCATCAATCTCCGTTTCCCCACTGCTCTTTTCAGCAGTGCTATACTCAATAGCATTATCAAGCATAATATAATCATCGGGGTTATTGCTTTTTGCAGGATTCTTTGCCAGATACTCAATGTTGCGTACTGTCACGCCGTTTATTTCTCGTTGTACTACAAGATAAATAATATCCTCGTCGCCTTCCTGCACTGCCGCCACAGCTTCAATCTTGCCTTGCGTTTCTATCGTCGACCAGGCATATACTTTTTGTTCCATGATGTAGGATAAGCAAGCCATAGTTCCGTCGCTTCTTACAAAGTAAATAGTGCTGTCGGGTTCCTGCTTATATGCACTGTCGACAATCTGTACATTCTCTATGATATGCTTTGCCAGCAAGGTTAAGTCATTGCCGCCGTAGCTGTCTGTTTCATAGCTATATGCCATATCCCTTACAGTGCTTCCACGGCCTTGTACAAACACGATTCTGCCGCCAATCATCAGCGGCTCAACAGTGCTGCATCCGCGTGTAGTCTGCATTTTCGGTACGGCCTTAGATGGGGTTACAGTATCGCTGCCGCTTACTGTCCATTCGTTACCCGCAGTCAAGACGATTAAGTCAGTGCTTGCAATCAAGTGCAAAATCTTAAACTGCTTGCGGCTTACAAACGCAAGTGCCACTGCGCTATCATCGGTAACAGTGCCGCTGGCTTTCTCTACGCTGAAATTGCCGTAGTCGCCGGTCCTGCTCATCCACACCATATAAGGCTGCTTCTTCGTGCCGCCAAAACATAATCTGTCCTGGAAAAAGCAAAGTGTTTGCGGGTACCCGAATTCTTCACTCCATGCGCCGAAATAATAGTTTTCTGTTGCTTCCGTGGTTGCGAATTCTGTTGTCGTAATAGCTTTTACTTTTTTCGCATTAATGTATTTCGTGATTTTCGCAATTCCTTCTGCATCGTAAGCCATAGCGGTTAAGTTTACTTTCGCCGTGCCGCTAGTAACGTTGCATACTATGCGCAAATAAACCGGTTCAGTAACGCTACCGCTTTCTGACGGATTGTAATCATCTTTAGATGTATATTTACGGTATGTTTTCCATCCTTCACTATTCATGTCTTTCTTTTGGAGCTCAAAACTTCCCGACCAAGTGCCGTGTGATATTACCTTCCAATTTTCGCCTACGCGCACTTGCCCGCTTGTTCCATTGCTAGTATTAACTTCAACAGTAGCAACTTCCTGCTTTAATTTAATGCTTGTGCCTACGCTACTATCCGAAAAAGTATTTTGCGTTGCCGTCAGTGTCACTTCGCCAGAAGTAGCACTAGGAGTAATCTTATTTGTTCCGTCATAGGAAATAATAACCCAGCCGTCGCCGCCTTTAGTGCCGTCTTGATTCGTTGAATAGCTAAAGCCTTTAGTACCGCCTATACCGCCGTTGCCGTAGCTTGTGCCGTCCGTGCCGTCCCTTGCACCGCTACTCGCACTATATGCCGCGCCGCCGCCTTCACCGCCTTGACATGATACATCAAAAGCAGTGCTTGTTCCACCCTTGCTGCCCGGTTCGCCCCAGCCAGCACCATAATGGCACGCGCTTCCTGCGCCGCCTTCGCCTACGACAATAGTGTATACCTTGTCTTTAGTTAATACTTTTTTAAAAGTGCTGTCAGCGCCGCGCCCGCCATATGCGCCTGCGCTTTGTTTGTCGCTTGCTTTTCTACTAACACCACTGCCGCCGCCACCAGCACCGGCAACAGTGATGGTATACGTGCCTGTTTCGGGAACCGTATAACTATACGTGCCTGCCGTCATATAGCTTGTTCCTCTGATAGTATTTGTTGCTAACGATTCATCAAAATACATATCAGTAATTGTAAAATCAGTAAAGCGCCAGTCGGTGTCTGAATATCTTGCTAACTGTTTCACGGGATATTTGCCGCTTGCAATAAGCATAGTGTCTGCGCTTTGTACAAATCTCAAATCTTGCAGCATATCCGCCGTGTACGGTGTCATAACTTCTATGTTTATATAAAGTCCGTTCTTATGCACTCTTATATATTTCTCGCCAATCTCCAAAAGATAGTCAGTGCTATCTGCGCCGTTGAATGGTACCAGGATGCACGCTTTATCGCTATATTTTGTTCGTGCCATATACTTCATGCCTGGTCTGCGATAAATAGGGCCGTGCGGCTTGATAAGGCAGTTATAGGCTTGCAGTACCGCAAGCTGGTACTTATCCAAATCGACGCGGTTGGCAACTTCGGCGCTGATTTCGCCGCCGGTAAACGCAGGCTGCAATAAATAATAAGGTGTTAACCCACTAGCCATAATTACGCCCTCCCGTCAAAGTATTTACTCGGGTAGTCCGGCAATTCTTTCTTTTCGCTTGCCGTGGTATACTTCGCTTTCTGTAATGCCGCCATTGCAAGCTGATACTGCGTCTGCTGCAAGCCGCTGTTGCCGGTCAGTTGTACGCAGATATTAAACGCCAACATATGAGTAAACGCACTCAAAAAATCACTCGAAAACATTTCTACATCGTCAACGTCATAGGTATATTCAAGCCATGCAGCAGGAATGTTGCACCCTATGCCAAGCACGTTGTCACTTGCCATATATAAGTCCCACTCTTCCTGCTGCTGTTCGCCTGCCCTTATCATTGCGCCGGTGTCAGCGTCAAATATCTTGCGCACAGCAAGGCACTTTTCGGGGTAGGCGTAAACGTGGGACCAGTACGGAGATTCGATACTAAGTTCTGCAAGCTTGCTCACGCGCTTTGCAAATCCCCAAGTGTAGCTTCTTAATAACTCTTTGCGGGTAGGCTCATAAAACAGTTTGCACTGTCTGGCCAACTCCGACTGCTCATCTATATTGCTTATACGCCCTTTGGCGATATGAGCCAGCGCCATATTACATACATCGGTAATGTTAAGCATTTTAACTATTCCTCCTTGATTATTAAAAAAGGGAAGAGCTTTCGCCCTCCCCTTAAAGTACCAAATCAGCCCGGCCAGTTCGGAACAGTTTCAGTCAAGCCAGCAGTCAGTTTGCCGCCGCTTGCGCCGCTTACAGTCAGTCTGGAAAAAGCCTTCATGCCATACGGCAGTTTTGCTGCAACCAAAATGCCCTTTTTGCTGGCGGCAAGAGTATAAGTCGCAACAACGGTTTTAGTGCCGAAGCTTTCGCTGTCGGAAGTTTCCAACGCCGCAGTGATGGTACCGCTAGTAGCTAAGGCGGTCGGCGCAGTAATAACAAGAAATAACGGGTCAGCCGCATCACCGCCGCCAACGTTCGCAATTACATTGCTGGTCAAGGAATTGTCCATGTACATATTTTGCTGGTCAAAAATCATTGTTATTCACTCCTTCCGGTTATTGTACTGCCGCTTCGGTTTCGCTCTGGCAGTCAAGTTTCTTAATCTGAATACCTGCAAGGTACAGTTTAGGCGGTGCGCCCATAAAATCTTGACGGGTAACATGAACATTGTTTTTGTTGTTCAGATAGCACTCCAGCCAAGAGTATACGCCGTCAGATACATACGCAACCGGCGCTTTCGGGTCTTGCAGTCTGTTCTTTGCGAAGATGAATTTATTCATCAGTTCACGTTGCGCACTGTCAGTCAAAGAGTTAAGCTTTTGGACATCAATGTTGCACACGCGCACAATAGAACGAACATTTTGTACCGCCAAGCCACACTTCCAAGAGTACAAGGTCTGCAATGCACGGAACGGCTTGTTGTTCTCGTCGTATACATCACTTTCGCCCAAGTCCTCAGTTTTCAAGCCTGCCTGGGTGCCTTTAGGATATACACCCATTACACGGCGGTCGCCCCAATCTACGAAATAGATAGAAGCATTAGTGTTAGTACCAGGAGTACCCGCGGAAATTACCTGGTGGCCTGGAGTACCTTTGCCGCCGTCGGTCAAAGTATTGTAGCGTACCGCAATACCATTGAAAGTGTCCGGGTCTTCATCTAAGTTGCCGTACAAAAATTGACGTGCGACGTATTGGCCCATGCCTTCTACGTGCGCATCATCCTCTGCCATGCGGAACGCCTGCGGATTCGGTTTGCCGGAAAGCAGTTCAACGTCCACGCAGGAACGGTCCTCCAAGTGCATACATACATCAATGCGCTGCTTTACAGTGCCTTTAGTCGGAGAAGTACCGCGGTTAATACGGCGGATAGACGGAGAAGGCAGGCTTGCACGAATAGTAGTTTTAGTACCAATCGGCAAATCGCCTTCCATCCAGCGAATGTCTTCCATAATCGGGTTAGATTCGTTAAGCACTTCCATAACGCGGTCAATTGCGCCTTGCGGAGTTAAATACTTACGTAAGTCACTCATAGTTTGGGAGTAACCAATAGTAGCCATAATTTCATCATCCTTCCTGTTTTTCAATTAAAAGTTAAATATTATTTGTACCTGCTCCAGTCGGTTTTCGGGTACATGTTTGCTGCAATGCCTTGCGCAGCGTTTAAGCCTTGTGCGCCGTTTTGTGCAGTCATTCCAGGGTCCTCGCCAAGCAGTTCGCCAAGTTTCGCAAATGCTCTCACGATAGCAATTTGATTGCCTGCGCCGGTGATTTCCAGTGCTTCACGCACATTCAAACCCGGATACATTGCCTCCAATTTACGGCAGGCAGTATCGCAAAGGCCCTGTACTTTGCCCAAGTCTGCGCCCAGTGCCGTTTTAGCTTCATCGCCCCATTTAGCAATTTCTTGTGCACGGAGCTGTTCTACGCCTTGCACTACACGGCTTGCATACTCTGTGCCGTACTTTGCAAGCGCTCTTGCCTGGTCATTGCTAAGGTTCATGCCCTTAATAACATCCACAAAGCGTCCTTGCTCATCAGCACTAAGCTCATAGCCTTCTGGCATCTCTACTCCTGCAAAGTCATAATTCACTGTGCCGGGCTGCTGTTGTGCGCCTTGCCCATTACTTCCGTTCCCTGCAATAGTGCCGGAAGCACTTGTATTATTAGTTGCATTAGTAGTAGTCGTTTCTGCCTGCTGCTGTTGTGTCGCGGTATTGGGTTCAGCCTGTTGCTGTGCGCCTTCGCCGTTTACAACTGTGTTTTCGCCGTTCTCGCCCATTAGTTATTCCTCCTTGTTGTTATCTACATATTCCACTGCCAGCTCTTGTAGCTTTAGTTGGAATTCTGCATACTCCATTTCAGCCTGCTGCTTTAGCTCTATGCCTTGCAGCCCAAGTGCTAAAATGCTTTTGATAATGCCTAAGCCTACGTCGCGGCGGCCTTCGTTATAGAAAGTCTTGCTGTTGCCGGTAAAGCACATAGAGTTTACTTTGGTCACATCAAGCATACGCATCAAGAACCAGCGTCCGCTTTCACTCCCCAGCAGGTCAAGTAGGGCCTCTTTATCCCTTCTTGCCTGCTCTCTTACCATGTACTCTGTCAGCAGTGCTTGCTTTCTATCATCGCCGGTATTGGATTTATATTTAAACTGCTCGCTCATTATTCCCAACCTCCCGGCACGCCTAGCCAGCTTGTAATAGCCGGATTGGAATCATTCGCCGCCGCAGTAAGATTTTTGGCCGCCTCTGCCGCAGGAGCCGCAGCCTGTGCCATTGCCAAGCCTTCCTGCATTTCCTGCTGCCGTTGCATTTCCTGCTGCTCTTGTTTGAGCATTTCTTGTACTTCTTCATCACTGCGCAATGCCATCGCAGGCACGCCAAGCATTTCAAAGTATTTTGTAATAGCACCCAACGGGTTAATCTTCTTCGTAACTTCTGGCCATACTTGCGCCATCTGTCCGGTCTGTGCTATCGCCTGTTCGATATTAACAAGTCCGCTCATCTTCTGCGCCTGCGCCAGCGGTGAAATATAGTCCACTTCAACATCTTCTTCACTCAAAAGGTCTTGCAGTTCTTCCGGCACCGGAGGGAATCCGCCGCTTCTGTCGATGATGTTATACACACGTTGAAGAATAAGTGTTAAAAATTCATCCTGCAATCGCTCAACCACGGGGCCTAGCTGTTGCAGTTTTTCCTGCGTTCTCTCCATAACCTCTCTAGCAGTCATGCGGCTATTATCAAGGTTATCTAACATCAAGAACAAATCAGCACTGTATGCTCTCTTTATAGCATCCTCAACGCGAATAATTTCTTCCTGCGCGTCCTTCAAGTCAAGGTCAACCGCGAACAAAGGCTTAACCATATCTTGCGTCTGGTCATCTACGGCTGTTAGACCGCCAGGCATCAAGTTAATACCGCCGTTATTCATAAGGCTTGGACTGCCTTGCATCGGCGGCTTTATCTTTAACTCTATTGCTGTGAGATAATCTTTTTTCAGCAGTTGCAGCATTTTACTGTCGCCTTCTGCAAACCACGCAGGACCTCTTGCGTATGCCTCATTGCCGCTGACAAGATAACGCGCTACCGGTACTGCTTCTTCTTCAAAGCCGCCAACATACAAGTATTCGTCACTCTCTGACTTTTCCAACCAGTACACGCTTCTATACGGCATATTCAGTCTGTCCATGTAGCCAGGCAGCTTATCACTGTTAGGCTCTACCATCCAGCAGACTTTATACTTCTTAGTAAGATTGGTCTGATTGTCTAACAGTCCTTTCAGATTGTCGGGCAAAGCGTCTACGCCGAAGCAGTCTGCTAGCTGCTGCAAAGTCATATCGTACTTTCTTGCAAAAGTAGTTACCTTGCCGAAGCCGTCTGCTTCAAGTGCATAAGTACCGATTGTCATTGTCTGAAACCTCACGCCGTTTTCTGCGTCGTAGAATATAGCCATCGGGCACTGTCCAAAAGGCAATTCCAGATATACAGTATGGATGCTGTTATAGAAGTTGCTCTTTGCAAGCACGCTTGATACAATCTCTTGTCTTGTGTCAAGCACCTTCATAGCCTCAACATTCGTATTCAGTTCCGGCCGTCTATATGCAAATCTGAACCACTGGCGGCTCGGCGGTGTAAGTCCGCTCATAACGCCAGCAGCGAATACCTGTGCCGCTCTCCAAGCTACCCCGTGCACAATCTTTAAGTCACGTCTGCGTGCGGGATTGGTCTTGTCTGCCGTATCGTCAAACTCTCCGACAAACGGGAGCTGATAATCTCTTATCTCTTTCCATCTGTCTACCCAATCTCGCCTATCCTCGTACATGCTTTTAAGCTTACGCACCAAACGTTGGCGGTCCGGCAAGTTCTTTTTCAGCGGCACCCCGTCACTAGGAAGTGTTCCCTGTGGCTTGCTCGCCGCTATCGTTTGAAAGTTCATAAGCTGTTACCTCTTAGCCTAAAGTATTACGGCCGCCCTCGCCGCCACTAGCAATAGTGCTTGTCTGCGTTGATGCAAAGCCTTTACGCTTCTTCTTGTTATTATCGCCGCCGGTCGCAACTTCGCTGCTTGTCGCAACGGTAGTCGGTGCCGGGTCCACCTTTTCAATAGTCGGCATATTACCGCCGCCGAATAATTTTGCAATACCACCCATTTTTAAATCGCCCCCATAATTGAATATTCTGTGTTGCACATCAGCACTTTAGGCTTTCTATCGTCAAGCCCTAATTGCCTTAATGGAACCTTCCTTGCAAATGTTAGTGCCAGGCCGTCTGCAAGGTCCGGTGAGCGCCCTAGCTTTTCTTTTATTTCTTCTTTAGGCGTTAACATTAAACGCCCATTCTTAGAATACTTATAGTGAATGACTGCAAGTTCTTCTCTTAGCCCCGGTTCTTCCGGCAAAGCGCCGCCAGCCTCTATCCACTCTTTCAGTTTGAAGTACATCTCTGCTCTGATATTCTCATAACGCTTATTCTCTATCGCCGCGCCTTGAAATGGTATCTCTCTTAGCGCCGTGTACCCCATCTGCCGCAATCTGTCGACTACGCCAGCGCCCATGTTGCCAACGTCTATAAAGGTCATATCTGCTTTATTTTCATCCATTGCCAAAGCAATATAATCTGCTGTCTGCATCGTATTCAGCTTCTTATACACTCTCGGTCGTGGATATACCATTAAACCCTTACGCTGCCATATACACGTTCTGTCATCGCCAAAGCGTGCTATATCTGCGCCTTGCACCAGCGGCATATCATAGGGAATATCCTTTTCCGTCAACTCTCTATTGAAAGCCCTGTCTAATTCTTCCAGACTGAAAAGCTCATTAATCGCCGATACGCTAAAGTCACACAAATACTCTTGTCTGAATTCTACCTCCGGCATATCCTCTTTCAGTTCTTCTATGCTCTTTGCGTCTATAATGCCGCTATCGTACACGTTCGACAAATACGCAAAGTAACGCTTATTCGTCTTGGCCTTCTTGTACATCTCATAGAAGTTGTTCTGCCCCTTGGGTGTACCGATGAAATAGCAATAGCCTTTTCTGTCGCCGTTCTCTATCGCAGGTCGGATTATCTGCGTCCACATCTCCGGCTTCATATCCGAATACTCGTCAAGTATTACGCCATCCCAATATGTACCACGTAATGCGTCGGGGTTATTTGCACCAACGATATATATTCTCGCTCCCTGCGCTCCAGGTACTTTACTGGGGAATTCAACATACTTTTTAGTTTCATTCACCTTGATGCCCTCTATGACGCTTGTGTAATACTTCAATGGTCCCCATGCAATAATTTCCATCTGTGCACTGAACGGACCTACCAAAGCATACTGCGGGCTGATTAAGTCACTCTGCAAAGCATCCCTTATAAGGTGATTCACCATTCCGATGGTCTTACCAAAGCGGCGGTGTGCTACGATTACAGCAAAGCGGTGTCTGCTTAATTCCTTATGCAGGACCTTCGCCCACGCAGGACGTGGAGTATATGGTATTTCTATTACGTTTTCCATGTTTACCCCCTTGAAAAATTCGTTTTGGTAATTTTTGGTATTTACCTCCCCCGGCGGCTGCGAAATTTTTGGGCCCCACCCCCACTCAATGTCAGCGGGAAAGGCAAGAACCAAAATCAATTTTTGCGAAAACCCAGGGAAATCACCAACGCCAGCGCCGCCAAACAACCAATCAGAACCAACGCCCAGCCAAAAACAAAAACGTGGTAGGCCTGCCGCATCAGCCAGGCAGGAACGGCCGCAGCACATCACCAAGCGAACGCCTGCCGCTAACATCATCAGCCAGGCCGTCAACATCTGGAACCGCCAGCTAATCAGCAGCAGCAGGATAATATTTTACGTCCGATAATAAAGATTATGTTAAAAGCTCTATCTATGTTTATGTTTTGGTAGCATCTTCTGAACAATCGTTTACCACTATTGCGTCATCTGCTGCGCCCCAATGATACACAGCCGGGCCCTTGTTGGCGTGCGTCTGCTTGTCAAACGCGCCAATACTATCAGCGTACATTTTGGAGGCGGCTAGTCTATCCTTGTTGCTGGCCTTGGCGTCAGTCATGATTTTTAACCAATAGGCCTGCAGGTCCTGCACAGCCAGGACGGCTACAGCCGCGCCCTGCTGTTTGAGCAACGCCGCACACTCCTCTAACGTCTGCGGCTGGGTGACTATTGCCGGAGGTCTGCCTCTTGTTGGTGTATTTGTATTACTTAATAAACTTTTAATCTTAAACATCATATCACACTTTTGTTACAACACCTATATAATATATTATTAATATCAATCACAACAGATTTTGTAAACATCAATAATATAAATACAATCAATAATCTTTATTTGCAAGAATCCAACAATAAAAAAAGATTGACAAATAAAAACTGTCAATCATCAATAAAATTATATTAATTATCTTGTTTTGAATTATATACCCTAAAAAATGCTATTAAGTCAATGATACATTATTATATTTTTGTGAACGCTGTCAATCTATTATAAATATTGCTGAATAAAGAAGAACGGCCGCCGCTGAACATCTGCCAGCGTGCGGCCGTTGCTATCCTCTTATTATAATGCTGTTTTAGCCCTGCGTATCATCTGCGGGGCTGCTGCCGTCATCTGCTGGCGGCGCTGGAAACGTCAGAACGGCGCGCCCTGCGTCATCTACAAACGCCAGGCGAACGCCGCAGGTCTGCGCCAGCTTAACCAAATCATTAATAGCCCAGCTGTTACGGCTCAATTTGTTCCGCACGGCGGGGACCGTCATCCCCAGGCCGTCAGCCAATGCCTGCGAACTCATGCAGCGCATAGCAATTAGCCCCTTGATTATAGCTTTACTGTTATCCATGTTTTACACCTCCATTATTTGTTGTCTACATTATACCGCATAGCGGTGTGATTGTCACCAAAAAAAATAAAAAATAATCAAAAAAGGTATTGGCAAGCATAATCAACGACATTATAATATAACTGTAATCAAGATACAGATACCGAATAACGGTATACATTCAAGGAGGAACAAAAAATGACTAAACGCATGGAACAAACTCAAAACGCTAAAATGGTTCAGCTGGCGCTTTCCCGCGAATACGGCTTTCAGCCGAGTTTAAAAGACATTGAAATTTTGAATACCCGCGACTTTGACGAATTCCCGGGGCACGTCGAAGCACTCTACACGGTAATCAAAGGCCATTTCTACAATGTTTTTTTTGATGTTACCGGTGAAGCAACCGTTTACAAATATTAAGGAGGACGAAAAAATGAAAATTAAAAATCTGCGTATCAAACAACTTATGAAAGTTGCTAAGCTCATGAACCGCTACCCGGCATTAAGCGAGGCACAGCAGGAAGTCTATCAATACGCAACCAACATCGTATATCTGATTTTTTAAAGCTGACGGCGGCCCCGCTGGGGCCGTAAAGCTGCCAGGCAGAAGGTCCGAAGCCCTAGCCAACAGCCGAAAGGAGAGAATAAGAAAATGACTTTTGAAAAGTATAACGCTACCCCCGAAAATAAAAACATTGGTGATTGCTCAATTCGCGCAATCTGCACGGCAACCCCGTTAACCTACCAGCAGGCTAAAAAGCTGCTGGAAACAAAGGTATTTGAAAGCGGCGCTGCATGGAACACCGTGAAGAACATCACCGCCGCCCTGGCTGACCTGGGAATTGAAGTTAAAGCCGCCAGCCGCGAAACAGTCAACAGCTTTACAAAGCATTGCGACACCGGCGCCAGCTACGTTGTTTTTGTAGCAAAGCACGCCGTAGCCGTTGTTAACGGCGTTATCTATGATACATGGGACAGCAGCCGTCGTTTTGTAAAATTAGTTGCCAAAGTCAGCCGCGAGAAATTCGCCGAATTGAAAGCCAAATACAACCCGGAACCTAAAAAGGAGGAAAAGAAAATGGACTGGAAAAAGATTTTTGCCGCTTGCGAAACAATCGAGGAACTGAAAAAGGCGTTTAAAAAAGCCTGCATGAGCTGCCACCCCGACAAGGGAGGCACGGCCGCCGAATTTAAGGCAATGAGTGCAGCGCACGACAAGCGCGCCGCCGAACTTGCCGAAAGCGAAAGCCGCCAGGAGTGGCAGCGCAACAAGAAAGCCGACGGCACTTATAAAACAGCCGCCGAAATCCTGGCCGAACAAGCGGAATTCGCCGAAATTCTGGCCGTGCTCATGGGCTTGATAGGCCTTGAAATCGAGATATGCGGTAATTGGTTATGGATTGGCGGCGAAACGAAAGCCGCCAAGGACGTTTTGAAGGAAGCGGGCTGCAGATGGGCCAGCAAGAAAAAATTATGGTATTGGCACGCCGGGGAATGGGTGAAGAAGGTCCGCCGCACGTTGAGCATGGACCAAATCCGCGACCTGCACGGCAGCGAGTTTTTAAAGTACCGCCCGGAAACGCCCTTGTTACAATAAGCCGAAACGCCGCCAGCGCGGCGGCGTATATCGGGGACTGGCCGCCCCGGTACTGATGAGGCAGGCCAAAAAATGAACCTTGAAAATTTAAAAGGGAGGACATAAACAATGAATAAAGCCGAATTATTAGCGAAAGCTATAGAAACGAGCCTGGCAGCGGTAGAACCGCGCCGCGCGTTATGCTGGCGTTTATGCCGCGAACACGTGGCACGTATTACACCGGCGCAGACCGTGGCCGACCTGGCCAACCATTTCGCCGCCGAATTTTTCGCGGCAGAAGCGGTAAACGCAGAAGCGCAGGCCGTTTGTCGCTGCTATATCGCATATACCGATATTTTCAAGGCGGAAACGCGCGAGAAAAGCGCACGGCTGGACCCCATCCGCGACGCCATCCGCGCCGCTGGCTATTCAAACGGCTATGACCCCACCACTTTAAGTTATGACGTTAACAAGCGCGAGCACATTTGTGCAAGCTTTACCGTTGGCCCGTGGGGGCAGTCCGGTGACTGGCGCAATCGTGTTTTAAACGGGGACTACATGCGCGACGAGCTGAAGCGCCTGGAAAAGCAGGCCAGCGGAAAGACGCCGGCCGAAATCATAAGCGACGCAGAAGCGGCGGCCGCTGCCTGGCTGATGTTGAAAAAGCAGCAGGCAGCCTATCAAGAAAACATCTGTATTTTGCGCAGGATGCTTTCGGTTGTCACCTTTGACGACTGGAACGACTGGAAGGTAAACGCTTATTAAAAGGAGGTTGAAGCAATGAAACGTGAAGAAGCGTTGAATTTGCTAAAAAAAATTGAAGCGTACCGCAAACAACCGGCGATGCACGAGGCGGAACACGATATTACATGCCGCATCATTGCCGCTATAGTTGCGGAAGCTGCAGGCTACAAAAGCCGCAGTGAATGGACGGCAGAAATTAAGGAGGCTTTAAAGTGAAGCGAAAGAAATTTTATCAGCTTGACGGAGTGTGTCGTAATAGTCATAATCTTATTATTGACCTTGCGAATAATTGCAGCGTTGCAATTTACGGACCGAAAGTGTTCTTTGTTTGCTGGTTCTTCACCGGCAACCCCGACCGCATGTATAAAGCGGAAGTATACGGAACCAGCGTAAGCAATTTTTATTTAGACCGTTGAATCAGCATTTTAAACTATTCAAAAACAAGCCCCAGGGCAAACGCCCTGGGGCTTTTCTGTATCCTATAAATGCGAGCAGGCTATATATTTTTGAAGTCGAAATGTTTTACAGGTATAATCCTAGGGCTGCCATGATTGGAACACGTGGCGGCCCTTTTCTGCGCGCGTGGCACATACTTTAGGGAAGCGAAAAGCAAAAAAGCCCGGCAGCACCGGGCTTTATAGCAAGCATTTTCTTAATGTTTGGAAGCGGCAGCGCCTAGATCGGAAGAGCGTCGTGTAGG